CATAATCCTCAATTTGAGGGTAAGTTTCATTGTAAAAGATGTGCAGAAGAAATAAAAATGAGGAATAAAAATGAGTATAACAACAGAATGTAGAGAATGTAGGCAGGTTTTTAGAAAAAGGTCTTTAAAATCAACAGAAAAAATATGCGAGGCTTGTAGAGGTAGCGGAGGAAGAAACAGATACAAGGTTATGGCTAATAAAACTGTTAATGCAATAGCAATAGTAGATAATATGGAAAAGCAAATAGAAGATTTAAAATCATCTATTGATGTATTACATAGCACTATCGGAGTTGAAGTTCAGCACCAAATAACTAATGATATAAAACCTATTGTAGAAAAAATAGTAGATGAAAAAGTTAGTGAGTTAAAAGATGTTATTATCTCTTCTATGACTAAATCACAAAAAGCACAAGAAGAAATCAAAGAACTTACTAAAACAATAAACTTACAAAAGGGTTCTATTACAAGAATGAGGAATAAGATAAAAGCATTTGAAAAGAGGTTGGAAATATGAAGTGTCCTAGATGTGGAGGTTCAATAACCTATGTGGAATTAAAACCTAAAACAAATTATTCTTATGCTCGACATACTAAGAGAAGGGCTAAATTAGCCTGTAATTCTTGCGACTATGAGGAGGTATTTAGTTGAATAAGTTTTTTAAAAAATGGATTCTTGAAGCAGTAGAAGAAATGGATGAAATATTTACTGTTCATCAAATCGTTTCTAATATTGTTGAAAAGAAAGGAACTAGTATGTATGTCGGCAACTCACAAGAAGTAGGAAGCCTATTATCTTCTCTACCCAAATTAGTAGAGAGATTAGGCGACGGAAAATATAGGAGGTTAGATATATGAAATACACAAAATATATAATAACTAAAGTGGAGTACGATACAGAAGAAACTTGGGAAGAGACTGTAAAAGACATTAATGATATAATAGAAATGCTAACAAATCTAAAGCGTAGAGCAACTATTATAGAAATCAAGGAGGAATAATAATGTCAATGATGGACAAGACAAATGAACTCCTTGAGGAATTACTCGCTATGATTGCTAAAAGCAATAAAATATTAATGATGGTAAATATTGTAAACATAGCGACCATTATAACAATAATAACGGTGATATTATGAATGAAAAAGAAATGAAAAATAAAATAGAAAGATTAGAAGAAAGAATTGAAGGCTTAGAAAGGCAATTGGATGAAATGTATTTGGAGTTGGAAAGAACTCACATTACTAGGGCTAGTATGCGAGAAGTCATGGAAGAAGTTGCTAAGTTAGCAAATCAACCTGTTGGAATGATGTTTAATACTTATAGTGCGTGATATTATGAAAGTAGTTTACGGACATACAGATTCGATTTATGTTCAAATCGATTCTGTTGAAAAGGCACAAGACGCTATTAAAGAAATAGAGTCTAGTGTTAGAGAACACTTTCCTAATGTTATGGGATTAGAACAACACCCTGTAGTGCTAGAGTTTGAGAAATACTATTCAGCATTAGGTGTTGGAACGACTAAGAATAGAAATGCAGGTATGATAACTTGGAAAGATGGAGAATGGTTAGATGAGCCGGAGTTTATTATGACAGGTTTTACCGCCAAGAGAGTTAGTGAAACCAAACTTGCTAAAGAAGTTCAAACTGATGTATTGACAATGTGGGTGAATGAAAAACCTATGTTAGAAATCAACAAATATCTACACAATAAATACATGTCAGTATTGGATGGAAAGGTCGAACTACAAGATATTATTAAAAGAAGTAGGCTTAAAGAAAATAGATTGAAAGTAAAATGCTCTAAAGTTACAGAGCATGGATGGGGTTGTAAATCAAGATACACTTTACATGATTGCTTACCTTTAAGATGGTGTAAAAAATGTGGTGAAGATGTTAAGAACTTTAGGACTTTAGATGGTAAAAAACCAACAATAGGTTCGGGTATTGCAGGTGTATTACATGCGAAGCAAAAAGACATTACATTTGACGACTCTTACTTATACCTTAAAGTAGCAAAGTCCGGTGAAGTATTTACACACCCACTAACTAAAGAAGTGAAGACTGTTGAATATGTAGCAGGTTCTCGGTATGTTGATTTTGATAAGTATAAACCCGATTATCAACATTATGCCGAGCAAGTAATAAAGAAGGCCGAACCAATTTATAAGGCTATGAATTGGGATTTGTCTAATATTAAATCGGGTAAAATACAAACAAATTTGGAGGAATGGTTTTGAATAACAATGAAAAATATGAAGCGATAATTAAATCAATGGATGAATATACTTATGATTGGAAGCCGGAAAATTACGACGACCCATCTTTGCCTATATTGAAAATAACTAAATCTTCTTTGGGGGCTTTCGATTGGTGTCCCAAGAAATACAACTTTAGTTATGTGCAAAGATTACCACAAGACCAAACAGAGGCTATGCGTAAAGGAACTATATTACATGTTCATAGAGAGAACTTCTTTAATGACTTTGATGTTAAGAAAGCAGAAAATATGTCGGCTGATGAAATACATGATTATTGCGCCGGACTTACACCAATAGATGAGTATTTTGATTTGTCTATGACTGTTGCTGCTTTTGAGGCTCAAAGGTTTATTGATGCTAGAGCAGAAGATAAGATTGATGAATATTTGCCTGTTTGTAATGAAGGATTGTTCGATGCTGAAATAACAATAGAGGCTAATACTAATCCTAAGTTTCCACTTAGGAGAGATTACAAGATACATATTCAAGGCATTATTGATAGAGTTTTTCAAGAAAACGGGGGCTATGTTCCTTTTGAATATAAGACCGGAGCATGGAAAGATTACAAGGCTACTTCTATGAGAAAAGAAATGGCTTTCTATCAATTACTCATTGAGAATGCGGAAGATGAAGTTCTAATTAAAAATGGATTAGAGCCAAATGTTCCTGTGACTCATTGGGGTTGGTATTATCCGGCTTCTAATTATGTATTTGCTGAAAATGCAAAGGCTAGAAATCTAAAGTCAGTCTATAAAAACATAGCAAAGTTGATTTGGCACTACGAGCATGAAACATATCCAACAAAGTTTTTCTTTAAGACATGTTCTCATTGTAGTTATTTTAGTATGTGCGACGCTGCCGAAGAAGATTCATGGGTGTGATAATATGATTTATGAATTTGATAATGGAACGGTAGTTTCTAAACCGGACACTACACCTAATGGAACTAATATAGCAAGAGTATATTTTAAAGAATATATAGACTGCCAAAAATTATATGATGAGATAAAGGATTGGGCTAATAGAATAGGTTGTGAAACTACTATTCTATTGAAAAGAAATAGTGAACCCTATGTCGTAGTATCTCCTAGATTGGGGGCAGTAGAATGAATGATTCAATATATAGAATAGCGATAGATGCAATAACAATCATACAACATTTAGGACATGATGATTTGGCTAAGATGTTGTTGGATAGATACGAGAAGGTGATAAAATGAATGATAAAATAATAAAATGTAAATTATGTGAAGTAGAGATGAAAGAGTTTGAGGGTAATAATCCTCAACCTCTTCTTGAGAATTTTGAAGATAGAGTATGTAGAGACTGTAATGATTATGTCACGGCAACTAGACTATTACTTAGAAGTTTAGACCCTTACGAGCATGAATTAGTTTGTTTTTACATAGCGTCAGTTATGAAAACGGCTAGTTCTCTAAAAAGAAGCCGATTGAAAGCCTTTGAACAGTTAAAGGAGTTGAAAGAAAGTGAATGATATAATAAAACAAAAAGTATTAGCAAAGAATTGGACATTTAATGAAATAGCCGATTTAAAGCAAACAATAGAAAGTCTTGCTACTGATATATACGAGGAGATGAAACTAATAGAAAGATTTGAGTTAATTAGAGAAATTAGAATCAAAGAAACTTATGTCGGCGAAGTCTTTGAAGATGTAATGAAGCAAACGGTTATGATTGCTCTAAGAGCAGAAGTAGCAGATACAGTAAGGAATATGTTAAATAACGCAACAGTTAATTTTGGAGGTAATAAAAATGATGAAGTTTCCGAGAGAAGTGTGGTCGGGGAGTCAAATGAAAAACGCTCCTCCACTACCAAGAAGAATAGTAAGAAGTAAAGAAGAATACTTGAGTTATGTAAAGGCTCAAAATAATAGAACTAATGTTTACACTAGTGTTTATGATTTTGCCGAGTTTGCAGAAAAGGCCAAGATAGATTCATCAGTTATACTTGATAGAATCTTTCTTGACTTTGATGCTCACGGTGAAAGTATTGAGAAAGCATGGAGAGATGTTAAAGTTGTTATGACTCATGTTATTGAGAATGATTATCAACACACTCTTTTCTTTTCGGGTAGAGGCTTTCACTTGTTCATCTTTGGTGAAATTGCAGACACTATTAGAAACATACAGGTTTTCTTTAGAGGCATTAAGGAATATTTAATATCTAAAGTTGGTAATGATACTACCCTTGATGATAGAGTAGGACAAGCAACAAGACTTAGAAGAATACCTAATACTGTTAATATGAGTTCAAGAGATGAGAATGGAAATCCATATTTCTGTATTCCTTTGTTAGAAGAAGACTTACAGAAAGACATTATATCAATACTTGAGTTAGCAAAGAAGCCTAGAAAAATTCCTTTTAGAATAAGTGGTTCTGTAAAAGTTGTATTTCCCGAAGCACCTTCTTTTGAGGAGATAAGTGGTGAAATAGCAGTTCCTAAAACAACAGGCTCTTTGCCTATATTGCCTTGTTTATACAATGCTATTATGACCGAGAATCCTTCACATATGGCTAGAGCATATTTAGTTTCATGGTATAGAGATTTATTGTCCGGTTGTAGAAAGGTAGAAAGTAAGGAAGATAAAGACAAAATACTAGATGCAATAGTAGATGAAATAAGAAATTTGGTAGAAACCAATAAAGAAATATGGCTAGATTGGAACGAGAACGAAACTAGAAAACATGCAAGATTTACTGTGCATGGTAATTATAGTAGTCCTCATTGTAAGACTGTATTAATACCTAATGGTTATTGTGTTGGTAAATGTTGGAGATACCCCGAACATGCGGAGGAAGTATAATGCTAGTAATAGATAGTAGAGAAAAGAAAGGTTCTAAACTTGTAGAACTAGTAGAGAGTGAAGCACTAAAGATGAAGATACCATATGAAAAAAGATGGCTAGAGATAGGTGATTATGTTTACGATGATGTATGTTTTGAGGCTAAGTCAGCCCATGATTTTATTAGTTCAGTAATGAGTAAAAGAATGTGGACACAATTAGATAACATGGATAGACACTATCAAACTAATGTAGTTATTATTTATGGTAGTATTGATGAAGGGATTATGCAATATAAGAAATACATTAAGAGTAAAAATAAGTTAAGTTCTGCACAACACGCTAATTGGTCTAATAAACTTAGGAATAAGTTTCTTGGGGCTATTGGTAGAATAACATTAGATACTGATGCTAAGGCATTTTGGGTATCTAGTGAAAAAGAAGCATCGTTAATTATCGCTTCAATATGTAAAATGAAACCCCTTAGTAGGGAAGTAATAAGGCCGGAGATATTCAAAAGAATATCAACGGATGATTTGAGGGTAGATATATTAACAACAATTAAAGGCTTGTCGGTAAGCAAAGCAAATGCGCTGATTAAGGCGTATGGTTCGATTATGGAAATAGGCGAACAAACCGAAGACGAACTACAAGAAATGGATGGTATAGGAAGAACCTTAGCCAAAAGAATCTTGACAGTTCTACATTCCGAAGGGAAGGTGAAAATATGAATGAAGATATAAATTATGAAGAAATTGAAATGAGCAAAGAAGAAGAAGAATACCTGTATGCAGTAGATGAAAACACTAAAGTTTTCAATACTAACTTGCCTAGTTTTATTAGGCGTTTTCAGCAAGATGCAGTTAAGGTGGCCTTCAAGAATGATATACCCGCAGCGTTAAGTTGTTTTGTTATACTAGGACAAATAGTGAAAGACTTTGTGCAAATACCAAACGGTAGAAGCATAGAAGATAGCCGAGTGCATATGTGTCAAATACAAACTTCGGGTTCGGGTAAATCTACCTTGTGGGCT